TTGATAATGAAATCCTAAAAACTACATGTGTAGAACAACTAAGGCATGTTTATACTCAGATAGGTAATGTAGATTTAGATTACATCAAAAAAGAATTTACTGCATTTTGTAGAAACCAAAATCTTAAACAAGTAATCCTTCAATCAGTTGATTTACTAAAAGCTGGTAACTTTGATAGAATCAAAGATTTAGTAGATAGAGCTATGAAGGTTGGTACTGAAACCGACTTAGGACATGATTATAAAGATGATTTTGAATCTCGTATAGAAGATGTTAAGAGAGATACAGTTCCATCTGATTGGCAACCTGTAAATGATTTGATGGATGGTGGATTAGGACCTGGTGAATTGGGAGTTGTTGTAGCTCCATCGGGTGTAGGTAAAACTTGGATTCTAACGGCTTTGGGAGCATCTGCGGTAAGACAGGGGTTGAGTGTTGTTCACTACTCTCTTGAGTTATCTGAACACTATGTAGGACAAAGATACGATACAGTATTCTCACAAATACCTTCAGCAAATGTAAAGGAGAGAAAAGAGGAGGTTAGACAAAAAATTAAAGCATTAAAAGGTAATCTTTTAATTAAGTATTTCCCACCAAAGGGAGTATCTTCAAAAAAGATTGCACAACATATTGATAAGATGATAGCTAATGATAATAAACCTGATTTAATCCTAATTGATTATGCGGATTTATTGCTATCACATTCAAACAAAACTGATTCAACATACGCTGAACAAGGTGGTGTTTACATCGACTTGAGAGGTTTGAGTGGTGAGTATGGTATTCCCATATGGACAGCATCACAAACAAATCGTTCAGCTATAGATTCAGAGGTTATAGAAGCCGATAAAATTTCAGATTCTTACGCAAAAGTAATGAATGCTGATTTCATTATGAGTTGGAGTAGAAAGAGTAAAGATAAACTCAATAATACTGCAAGATGTCACGTTATGAAAAACCGATTTGGACCTGATGGTATTACCTTCCCTTGTAAGATGGATACGAATACTGGATTCATTGAAGTGTATGATGGAACATCAGCCGAAGGTATATTATCAACTAAAGAATCTGCTAGTGGCAATATTGAAAGAAAGCAATTATTACATAAAAAATATGTGGAGAGTATGAACTTTTAAAAAAAACATGAAAATTTAACGATGTAACATATTCGTTTTAGAATATATACAATAGTTATATCTACGAACACTAAATAAAGGAAAATTAATTATGGCAAAATCACAGAAACTTTTCGAACAAATCAAAGAATTATTTACAGAATTTGAAACGGAACACAATGGTAGCTCTAAAGCTGCAAAATCAAGAGCTAGAAAAGCTATTGGGGAAATCAAAAAATTAGTTACTGATTACAGAAAAGCATCTGTGGAAGAAAACAAATAAAGGTTATAAAAATATGAGCAAATTATTCGAAGAACGAGTCCCGTTCAAACCATTTGAGTATCCGATATACTACAATGAAGGTTGGTTAAAACAAGCACAAGCATTCTGGCTACATACTGAAATCCCAATGCAAGGGGATGTAAAGGATTGGAATGAAAGATTAACTGATTCTGAAAAGAATCTGGTAGGTAATATCCTATTAGGATTTGCACAAACAGAATGTGCAGTATCAGATTATTGGACTAATATGGTTACGGACTGGTTTCCTAAACATGAGATAAGACAAATGGCAATGATGTTTGGTTCACAAGAAACCATTCATGCAACTGCTTATTCTTATTTAAATGAAACTTTAGGATTGGATGATTTCTCAGCATTTTTACATGAACCTGCAGTAGCTGAAAAGTTTGAGTTACTGACAGAAACTTCCGCAGAGTGGAAACACACAGATTTACAAAAGAACGAAAAAGCAAGAATGGAAGTAGGTAGGAGTTTAGCTATCTTTTCAGCATTCGCTGAAGGAGTATCTCTTTACTCTTCCTTTGCTGTTCTTTACTCATTTCAGATGAGAGATAAATTAAAAGGAATCGGACAACAAATGAAATGGAGTGTTAGAGATGAATCACTTCATAGTAGAATGGGATGTCAATTATTCAGACATATGTGTGAAGAATATCCTGAACTTAAAGAACAATGTAAAGATTCCATTGAAGAAGCTGCTAGATTAATCGTTGAACTTGAACTAAAATTTATTGATAAAATGTTTGAGATGGGCGATTTAGAAAATTTAAAAGCAGATGACTTAAAAGAATTTATTAAAGCTAGAACTAACTCAAAATTAAAAGAGTTAGGATACGATGCTATTTTTGAATACGATAAATCTAAATCAGAAAATTTAGATTGGTTCTACCATTTGACTGGTGGACACACTCATACCGATTTTTTCGCTATTAGACCTACTGATTATAGTAAAGCTAATGAAGGTGAAGATTGGGATGATTTATTTTAAAATAAATGGTTATATTTGAACAAGAGGTTTTAGAT